AAATGTGCTGGAATCATTAAAGATTTTTTTAGGCAACGATTTGAATACGGACGATGTGATACATTTAAATGGAAGACCAGCACGAGTAGTAAGGGTTGGTGTTTGGAAAACTATATTTTTTGTTTATGATATCGGATGCGCAAATGGTAAGCCTTATGTTAAGGGCGGCTGTAAAAAGGCTGTACAAAATGATAAGCTTAAAGATTACGAAATTGAAAAACCACTTCCTATGTTAGATTTATCTAAATGGGATGACTGTAAAGAGGAGGAATAATGGCAGGTAAAAAAAAACATATAAAAGATAAAGATGGTAAAATAATAGGCGCTAAATATTATACCACAAAACAAGGCTACACACTTGTCGATATGACTAATGTAGATAAGGCACAGAAGAAAGTTGGAGCAGCTCGTGCTGCAGCTAAAAAAGGTGTAAAGGCTGTTAAAAATGTTAGAAAATATCATAACAATGATTACGAAGAAGGGAAATAATGGCTAAAAAAAGGCAGGACAAAAAAGCATTACGAGTAAGAGATATATTTGATAATGTTAATACTGGTAATAGACAACAATGGGAATTTATAAACCAAAAAGGTTTTGACTTTGCAAATGATAATCAATTATCTGCTGATGATAAAGAATTGTTAGAAGAACAGGGAATGCCTACGTTTACTATTAACAGAATTATACCTGTTGTTGAAATGTTAAATTTTTATGCTACTGCAAATCAACCTAGATGGCAAGCTATTGGAGCTGAAGGTAGTGACACAGATGTTGCTGCTGTATTTTCTGATATGGCTGATTATGTATGGTATCATTCAAATGGTCAATCTTTATTATCAAATGCTGTAAATGATGCAGTATCTAAATCAATTGGATATTTAATGGTAGATATTGACCATAATGCTGACCAAGGTATGGGTGAAATTACTATACAACAACCAGACCCGTTCGATGTTTATGTAGACCCTAAGTCAAGAGATTTGTTATTTGAAGATGCTGCATATATGTTAATAAGAAAAGTTCTTCCAAGAACTCATTTAATGAAAGTTTATCCTGAATCAAAAAGAAAAATTAATAATGCTAATTCATTTGATAATAGTTCTTATAATTATACTGAAAAAGTATTTGATGAAACTCAAAAAGATTTTAGTAGAAAAGATGTTTTAGATGAATCTACTACAGATATGATAGATGAAGAAGATACAGGTAGAGAGGATTTAATAGAATACTATGAATTGTTTGAAAAAGAAAAACAACTGTATGTAAATATGTTTTATAAAATTCCTCCAGATACTGAAGTTATGGAAAATATTAAAAGTACAGTTGAAAAAGAAGTGCAAAGATTAAAAAATGAATTTCAGGTACAATTAAAAGAAAAGCAATTACAATTTGCTCAAATGGTACAATCTAAACAAATGTTGCCAGAAAGAGCTGAACTTGAAATAAATAAATTTAAACAAGAAATGCAAAAACAAATTCAAATGAATCAATTAAAATTAGCAGAAGAACTTCAGAAGCAATCTTCTATTACTGAAAATAGAGTTATTACAAAAGAAGAATATAATATATTAATAAAAGATAAAGAATTTGCTGCTTTAGTTATTGAAACTATTGAATTTTATGACTCAAGAATTAAAAAAACCTGTGTAGTTGGAGATACCTGTATTTACGAAAAGTACTTACCTTCAAAAATCAAAGATTATCCTTTGATTCCTTTTCACTATAAATGGACTGGCACTCCTTATCCAATAAGTGCAGTATCTCCTCTCATAGGTAAACAACAAGAATTAAATAAAGTACATCAGTTAATGGTACATAATGCATCTTTAGGAAGTAGTTTAAGATGGATGTATGAAGAAGGTTCTATTGATGTAGAGCATTGGGAAAAGTATGCTGCCGCACCTGGAGCATTACTTCCTCTAAGAAGTGGTTTTAATGCACCTACCCCTGTAATGCCCTTTCAATTACCTAATGCATTTTTTGGTATATCAGGTGAAGGTAAACAAGATATGGAATACTTAGCTGGTATATACTCTTCTATGCAAGGTGATACTAAACAAACTAAAGATATGCCTTTTAAAGGTATGCTTGCTATTGATGAATATGGAACAAGAAGAGTTAAGTATTGGTTAAAACATTCTGTAGAGCCTGCATTAAAACAAGTAGGAGAACTTGTTAAACAATATACCCAATCTGTTTATACAGCGAATAAAGTTTTTAGAATAGTGCAACCAAGTGCTATACAGGAAGATAAAAGAGTAGAAATAAATATTCCTGTTTATAATGATATGGGTAAGGCTATTGGAAAAATGATGGATTACGAAACAGCAAGATTTGATGTTAGACTTATTGCTGGTTCAACATTGCCTGTTAATAGATGGGCTTACTTGGCTGAATTAAAAGAATTAATGAAACTTGGTGTTGTAGATGATGTTGCTGTTCTTTCAGAAACTGATATTAAAAATAAAGATAAAATTGTTAAACGTAAATCTTTATATGCGCAATTATCTGGCAAGTTAAAAGAGATGGAAAAAACAATGCAAGATAAAGAAGGAACTATTGAAACTCTTGAAAGACAACTTGTTCAAGCTGGTATTAAGTCAAAAGTTATGCAAGGTGAAATGGAAGTTAATAGAAAAGTTGCTGAGACTAAAGCTGCCACTGAAAATGAGTATAATGAAACTAAGCATGCGCAACAACAAATTAGAGAGGATGGGAAAAAAATCCTTGACAATGAAAAGGCTAGGCTTACTAATTTTTTAAATACCTTGCCTGTTAAAGAAAAAAATAAGTAAATTACAAACAAATAAATAGGAGAAATAATGATAGAAGAAACAACTGGTAACTCAATGCCTGATGAAGCAGCAGCTGAAGAAGGCGTATTTGACTCTAGTGATACTTTCTTTGACGCTTTAGATAATGAAGTAAGTGGTGCTGTTTTAGACCAAGATACTTCTGGGGAAGTTCAAGAAGAATCAAATGAACCAATCGCAGGACAGGCAACTCAACAAAATGTTGACCCTGGACAAGCAACAGGTAATGATACAATAGACTGGGAAAAAAGATATAAAGATTCTAGTCGAGAGGCTCAAAGATTAAATGCCGAACTCTCTGAGTTCGAACCAATTAAACCTTTGGTCAGTTATATGAAAAGAGATAGTGGCCTAGTGGATACTATTCGCGGCTACCTGCAAAATGGTGGCAAAACGCCTGAATCAGTGCAAGATACTCTGAATCTTTCAGAAGATTTTGTTTTTGATGGGCATGAAGCAGTTACTGATGGAAAATCGGAATCTGCTAAAGTACTTAATCAAATGGTAGAAAATACAGTTCAAAGAAGAGTTGATGGTATATTAGAAAGAGAAAAAGCTCAGTCTGCAAAAATTGCAGCTAAAAATAAACAAGTTGAACAGGCTCAAGCGTTTATGAAAAAAAACAATATGTCTGAAACAGAGTTTGGTGAAATGCTGCAAAAAGTTAAGACTAATGGTTTTTCTTATGAAGATATGTATTACCTTATGAATCGTGATAAAGCTGCAAAAAATGTAGCTACCTCTACCAAGAACGAGATGCTTGGCCAAATGAAAAATGCAAGAGAAATACCTGCTTCTCAAGGAGCAACAAACAATGCTGGAGCAGTTGTTAAATCAGCTGATGATAGTATATTTGATACTCTTTTAAGTAGCGATGGAGGTCTTGACGATTTATTTAGTTAGGTAATCTCATAAATAACTTGTAAAGGAGATTACAAAATGGCTGATAATTTTAAAATATCAGATTTTACTTCGGGTTCTAACTCGGGTAAAGGGCCAGACGCGAGCAACCCTGGTGGTGGTTCGTCTCTTAATACAGGCGATTTAAGGAGAAAGTACAATTTTGGTGACAGAGTATCTGAACTAAATATTGCACAAGACCCTTTCTTTCGTTTCGTATCTAAAGTTGCGAAAAAACCTTGCGATGACCCAAGTTTTAAATTCACAGAGCGTAGAGGCTCTTGGCATAAAAGATATGCCTATGTTACTGCTCATGGAGCAACATCTGCTGTAGGAACAACAGACGCTTCGGTGGCTGATGGTCTTATAGACGCTGGTGATACCTATTATTTAAAAATGGGTTCTGACTACATGATGGAAGGTAACAGACAAAATGTATATGGTCAAGATACAAATGCTATTGCAGTTGGAGCTGCAGGCACACAACCTAACTTTTTCTTACCAGGTCAAGTGGTAAAAATTAATATGGGTGCTGACGGTGTTCCAGGTACAATGACAGAATATATTTTGGCTAAAATACAATCTGTTGATACAGACTCAACAAGTACTCACGCTATTTTAAAAGTGCTTATCACAAAAGGTTTAAGTGGAGCTGCATATGACTTCTGTTCATTTGCTAATGCTACAACAGCTGAATCTCAAGTATATGATGAAACTATTTCTTCAACACTTGAAGTTAAAAGATGCTATGTAGTTGGTTCTGCTTTTGGTGAAGGAACTGGTTATCCTGAAACATGGAAAGACCAACCTTTCAGCACAGGTTATGGGCAAACTCAAATCTGGAAAACTTCATGTGCTATGACTAACACTGCTCGTGCTACAGTATTAAAATACGAAGGCAACGAATGGGCTAGAGTATGGAGAGAAAAGTTAATTGAACACAAATATGATATTGAGCAATCTTTATTATTTGGTTCTCAATATACTGATGGTTCTGGTGTTACTTATACTCAAGGTGCTGTAGACTTTATTTCTAATTACGGTAACGTATTTAGTTGGTCTACTTCTAAATCTCAAGATGAGTTCTTAGATGATATGTCTAGATTTTTAGACCCAAGGTATAATAACGGTGGCGCTACTGTATATTTCTGTAATACTGAAGTATATAACTGGTTACATAAACTAGGTGGTTATTTCAAAGCTAATCTTGATAAAGATGACCAATACAGAGCAGACCTTGCTATAACAGGTAAGAAAATGGCTGCTGGTGTTGATGTTACAACTATATCTACTGTTTACGGTAATATGAATGTAGCAAGAAACGTTCACTTAGATGGAACTAACGTTAAAATCTTAGGTATCAATATGGCTAATTGTGCATATCGTCCTCTTGTAGGAAACGGTATAAACAGAGACACATCAGTCTACGTAGGTGTTCAAACACTTGAAAACTCTGGAGTCGACAGAAGAGTAGACCAAATCTTAACTGAAGCTGGGATGGAATGGTCAATGCCTGAATCTCACGCTGTTTGGTTATAAGGAGGATATGAGTAATGGCAAATCCAATGTATGGACAAAATAAAGCTGATGACGATATTGATGTATATGGTAGAGGTAAAGTAAGCATGATTGCAAATGGCGGAGCTACAGTAGCTCTAAAAGCAGAAGATTCTGGCGCATATTGTTTATTTGATACTGCTGGAGCGTCTCAATTTAATTTACCAGCACCTGCTGCAGGACTACAGTTTACTTTTGTAACTACTGTAACTGCAACTGCTGACCATGTAATTGCTACTAATACTTTAAACACTGATGGGTTTTTAGGTGGTGTAGTTGCATGTTCAACTGGTGCTTCTGCTGATAGTTTTTCTGCTGATGCTGATGGGTCAAATGACCATATCACATTAAACGGTTCAACTACTGGTGGATTAGCTGGTACAAGAATACACGTTGCATGTATCGATGGCGAAAATTGGGCTGTTGATGGACAGATTGTTTCTTCTGGAACATCTGCTACATGTTTCGGTGATGCTCAACTTTAATGAGTAATTAGCAAACAATAAATGACTGGGACACTCCCTATGGTGAGCTTCCCTCCCTGTAGGGGGTGTTTCTGGTCTTAATTAAACAAGCTCATTCACGCACAGCCAGTGCTTAGAGCAGGAGGTAAAAATGGCAAACGGTTTACATAAGTATACAGTTCAAGAAGCTCAAAACGCTTCACTGGGTCAAGTAGGATATGATTTAGTTAGTAATGCAACTGTAAATTCAGATACATATGTAGCAATCACAGCAATCACAGAATGCGTAGTAACAACAGTAAGTGCAGATACAGGTCTATGGGATACTTTGACTTCTTTAACTGTACCTATAGGTGTTACTATATATGGTAGATGGACTTCTGTGCAAATAGCAAGTGGTGATACTGCAATAGTATATAGAGGCTAATATGCCTAAAATGGGATTAATGAATAACGTATCTTCTTTCACTTCTGCTAGTGCAGGAGTTTCTAGAAGTAGTGTTTCAGTATCAAATAGTTACCATGTTACATTTGATGGAACTGATGATTATATTCAAGTACCTTCCACTTTAGGTAGTGTTATAGCACCTGGGAGTAGTTGGAGTGTAACAGCTTGGATAAAATATGATGATAGTGGCTCAGGTGAAGATGCTATTATTTCTTCAGGAGATAGTTCAAGCAGATTTTTTATTAGATTTACTAATTCTAGCGGAAGACTAAGAGTTACTGCAGATGGCGGAAGTACAACTAAACTATATACTTCAGGCAACATTACAGAAGATGAATGGAATCATATTGCTATTGTATACACATATGATGATACTAATGAATTAGTATATTACAGAAATGGTTCAGCAGTAGGTAGCGCTTCAAATTTTAATATGTCAGGCGCTCCTGCTAACGATAATGCTCAAATTGGTGTTAGGGCAGATACACTTGATGACTATTTAGGGCGTATAGCTATGTTAGGAGTTTTTAGTAAAGCTTTAAGTGCTTCGGAAGTTTCTGACATATATGGTACACCAGGTTATGTTTTAACAGATATAAGCGATTGTGAACTTTGGTATAGAATGGGAGATGGTACAGAAGATGGTTCAGGTAGTAAAGTATATGATATGTCAGGAAACAGTTTATTAGGAGATTTACAAAATGATGCTGCAATAGCATCAGGTGGTGTAGATTAAAATTTAATAATTTAACAATATAGGGAATATTATGATACATAAAGGAAAATATCAATATAATGGGGATGAAGGAAGTAACTTAGCTTTAGGGCAAGCAGGATTTAAAGTTTTAGATTCAGCAGGTAATACTGGTGATGGTAATTTTGTAGCATTTAAAGTTTTAGGTGGTGCTGCTACTGTTAATGTAGATATAGATTGCACTTGTTATCAAGGAGATGATTTGTCAATTGATAATGTATTAACAGGTGAAATTGTATGGGGTCCATTTAAAAAAATAACAATAAGCAATGTAGGTGCAGGAATACAGGTCTTGTGCTACTATGGTTAAATAAAAAAAAGGAGTCGTAATGGCTATTAAAAAGAAAAAAGCAAAAAAAGCGGTTAAACGTAAAGTTGTTTCTAAAAGAGGTCGTAAAGTAACAGCTAAAGCAAGAGGCAGAGCAGCCGCTTCTAAAAGAACATCAAGACCAGGTAAAAGACCAACAGTTAGAAAACCTGCTATAAGTAGATTAGGTGGTAGTCCACCGTCTAGACCAGGTGGTAGACCATAAATGGATGCCGATACATTAAAGTCAGTGATTATAGGTAGCGGAGGCTTTAGTATTCAATTTATAGAAATGTTACCAGAAATGGTTAGGATAGGAGTTGGGCTTATAACTATAGTTTATTTTGCATATAAAATAGCTCTTATAAGAAAAGAGTTAGCAAAATAGTGTATTAATGCTTAAATTATAATATGAATATCGCAGAACACATAGCTTATTTAATAGGAGATTCTAAAAGGCTTATTATACCAATTTATTCGGTAGTATCTCCTGGCGTTCCAGCTCCTCAACCTTCACCTTCGCGACCTGATATAAGTCCCGATGTTATTGATGATATTGTTGGAGATTATAGACCTAGACCAGAACAAGATGAAGGTGGACCTAATTTTACAAGGCCTCCACAACAAGGTCCTGGTTCAGATATTATTCCTGAAGGTAATATTGATATTTATTGGAATATTCATAAAGACCCTCCTGTAGATGATAATGGAGGGGGTACTGTTGGTGATGACCCTCCTATTATAATTGATGACCCTGACCCTCCTGGGGATAAAGAATTAGGGGAAGCAGAACCTTTTGATTCAGGAGGTTTAAGACCAGTTTACCCAAATCAATCTACATTAAGACCTGTTACACCAGGTGATACATCAGGATATAATTTAAGACCTGTTGTACCAGGTACTGTACAAGGTGGTACAATGGGTTTACCTGATGATGTAAAAATGGATAGTACTTTACCTATTATACCAAATGAAAAAGCAGGTCAAGGAGGTAATCCTGTTATGCAGCAACAGCAATATATTGATACAGCTACTGGTCAAAATGTTTTTTCACAACGAGAGAAAAGAGTTAGTTATATTAAAAAAGATGTTTTAGAAAGATGGATAAAGGATATTATTGCTAAAACTTCTAAACTTTTACCTAGTAATTTAAAATTACATTTAACTAAAAGTAGAATTTTTACAGCAGGAGAATGGTCATCTAGTATTCAACAGGGAGTAGGTTATGATTTAAATTATCTTGATAGCAGTGAGATAGTTTCTGTTTCTAGATATGATGGGGAAATAGCTTATGATTGTCGTCAAATACCATTTCATTTAAGAAGCAAATCAAGATTTGGTAGTGGATTTTTAGAAGAGTGTTCTGAAACAGACCCTGTATATTACGTAAATGATATGAAATTAATGGTAGAACCTAAACCAGAAGATACACATTTAGATGCATTAGATGGTTTTTGTACTATTGATTATACTTGCTATCCAGATATAGATGTAAATTGGAACAATATGGTTGGCGTTCCTTTTGATATGCAACAAGTTATATTAGTAGGTACAGCGGCTAAATGTAAAAAGTTTCAATTAGATTCATTGGCAACTCCTGCGTTACCTATGTTAAATCCAAATTTTAAAATTCCTCAATTAGATAATCCTCTTGTTATGGATGCTATTGATACTGCTAAAGGTTTAATAGATAACTATAGTGGAAATTCATTTAAAGACTTTTTAAAAAATGAAGATATTGAGATGGCAAAAACAGCATTAGCAGGTTCAGCAAAAGCTTTAGAAATAGCTGCAACAGAGTTATCAGAGCAAGATAAAATTTCTACAATTTATCTCTCGGAATATTCACAAAATATTAGTAAATTTTCACAAACTATATCTAGATATAATTCTAGCTATAAGAAATTATACAATGACTATGAATCATTGCAAAATGAATATCAAGAACTATTGTATTCTTTTAGAGGAGAGTTGCCTGGGAAAAAACAGATGGGAGCTTCAGAAAAAAAATTAGCACAAATTAAACAGGTGGTACAAAGATAATGGAAGTAAAAGATATTATATCTCAAGTAGAAGGATTATTTGGAAGAAAACCAAACAAATATTTAATGCAAATAATAAATGATGGTCTTATGGATATTGCATCTAAAAGATTAAGCAATGAAGATACTGCAGTAACAGATTTAATAGAGGGACAAAGATATTATGATATGCCTCCAGGTTTATTAAAAGTTCAGTCTGTTGAAATAAAACAAGAAAATACTAGCGGTGGATTAGAGTTTGCTCCTGTTAGAAAAATAGATAGAAGCGTACTTAGCATAGGAGATGAATCATAATGTTAAAAGATACAGCAAAAAAATTCTTATGGTTTATTGATGAAGAAAGAATTGGTATAGTTCAAAAAAATGAATCAGAAGATTCAACAGGAAAAGTTTTAAGAGAATTTAAAAGCTCTACCATAAGCATTGGTATGGGTTTAAGAATAAGATACAAGTCTAATTATAGACCTGTTGAAAAAAGTAATCAAGATTTAGACGGTCATTCTAATTTACATGAAAGTCTACACCCTGCATTAGTTGATTACGTAAAAGCAAGAATGTATGAAGATGCAGGAGATTTAAAATCAGCACAATATTACAGACAATTATATGAAGTTAAAATAAGAAAATTCCCAGATAGTCGAGACCCTGGTGGAATTGTCAGACAATACTTTAAGTTTTAGGAGAAAACAATGGGCAAAAATAAAAATTGGTTTATAGAAAGTACGGTTGAAGCTGGAGAGGTTATCATAAATGATGGTGGCTCTGCAGTTGATTTCCGAATAGAAGGAGATACAGATTCTAATCTGTTTGTTACAGATGGAAGCTCTGATAGGGTTGGTGTTGGTACTAACTCTCCAGATACAAAATTTCACGTTACATCAGATACTATAGGAGAATTATTATCTGTTTCAAATCATAATGTTTCGGCAACTATGCCAACAGAAATGATACTGCAGAAAAGTAGAGGAAGCAAAGCTGCTCCTGCTACACTTGCTGATAGTGACGAAATAGGAAAAATAACATTTAAAGGATACGATGGTAGTAGCTATGATGAACTTGCCCATATCAAAGTTGCATCTACCTCTGTTTCTTCTGATACTTCTTCTATGACATTTCATTCTGATAAATTTGTTCTTGACACTGGCACTTTACAATTTGGTACATCAGGACAAGCAATAGGGACTATTTCAACTACTGTAGATGCATCTTCTTTAGATACTGAACTTTGTACAGCAAAAGCTGCTTTTACTGCATTAGCAGGCGGAACTATAACATTTAATAATACTACTGGTAGTGTTGCATATACAAATGCTGACCAAGCAGGAAATGTAGGTAAAGTATATTATTTATCAAGTGAGTCTAGTGACGGAACATTTGCCCCTTCTATTTTAGAAGCTAATGCATCTAGAGTACATGTTGGTGGAGATGTTGATACTGATTATGTATTTAAAGTTACTGGTGCTACTGGATTAATAGGAGCTACAACAATTACTGGAGCTACTACTATTACTGGTGGAGCTGTTACAGTAGGTGTAAATGATACAGGACACGATGTTAAATTCTTTGGAGCAACATCTGGTAAATATATGCTTTGGGATGAAAGTGCAGATTCTTTAATTCTTGGTGTTGATGATACTGGTGTTGATTTAATTGCATATGGTGCGACAGCATCTAAAAAAGTACATTGGGATGAGTCTGCTGATACTTTATTTATTCATGGTAGTGCAGAATTAGGACAAGCTGATGGTGATGTGTTAAAAGTACATGGTGGTTTTAAATTATATGATACTAGCGCAATATTTAATATTAAAGCAGCAAGTTCAAGTCAAGCTAATGACATATTCCAAGTATATAATAAAAATGATGTTAAACATTTATGGGTTGAAAATGATGGTGAAACATATATAAAAGAAGAACTTATTTTTAGTACTCAAAGATTAGATAATATAAAATCTAATCAATTAGAGATAGGAACACTTGGCTCTTTAAGCAGAATTGATTATGATTCAGCTGCTGAAGGAAGTAAACAATTTACAATTACTAATTCTGGGCAGATTAAATTTGGTATTGCTTCAGATGGTGATATTATTTTAAATGGTATATCTGATATTTGGCTAGCAACTACTGAACTTAAATTTAAAACACCTGCATTAAAAATTAATAATGTTGCTGATTCAGCATCAGCTGGAAGACTTGAAGTTGCAACTGTAACAACAAGTAGTGGAGGATTAACTTTAAATTCTGCAAGTGGAGAAACTACAGTAGATGACAATTTAACTATAACAGGAAATATAAGCGTTACAGGTTCTAGTAATTTTAGCGGAACAACTGAAACATCATTTCATGTAGCTACAGGAGGTTCTAATGTAGGACTTAAAGCTATTGATATAACAGATTCATCTCTTCCAATAGGAGTTACTGATTTCTTACATCCAGTAGATTCAACTGGAAATGAAGGTACTGCAGGTATTGCAACTAGATATGTTCATTCTGATAATGCAATGGTAATTTCAACTAAAGATGCTACTGATGTAATTACTATAGCATCTGGTTATAATGTTGATAATGGACAAGTTTGGATAGGTGCTGCTGCTAATAAAAAATCACATTTAACTGTTACTGGTAATACTACTTGTTTAGGAAACTTAACAGTTTCAGGTACAGTATCTGGTTCTTTTGATATAGATGGAACGCCTTCAACAACTTTTCAACTTGACAATGCTGGTAGCGGTCCTATACTTAAAATAGGTTCTGATAATTTAGTACAAACAGTTAATAGTGATGGAAGTACTGCGGAAAGTATACATAGTGCAGGATTATTATTAGATAGTACATATGGCGCAAGTACAACTATGAATTTAAAATCTTATAATAATGAGATACAATTAAAACCTTCTTCAAATGCAAATACTAATAGATATGTTCAGATTACAGGTGCATTAAGAATGGGAACAGGTGGTACTTTAGCATATACTCAACTTACAGGTAAAGCTACTAAGATAGGTTCTAGTAGCCATTCTGGCTTTAATGTTACCGATGATATGGCTGATGACGATACAAAAATTTATATGGCTAATGGTGAGATGCTTTTTGATTCATCTGCAAATGCTGTATCATTAAGAACTTCTGATTTAGTTTTTGGTGCATCTGATACTTCGGCTAGTAATAGTACAGATGGTAATCAAGTTAAATTTTATGGAAACGCTACTGCAGCTTACATGCAATGGCTACAATCAAGCAATAAATTAACATTAAATGGTAACGGTGTAGGCTCTGATGTATTAAATGTACAGGCAGGTAATGCTCAATTTGGTGTTTCAGGTGAAGACAAATGTGATGTTAAATTTAATGGAGCTGCTGGAGAAATTGCAGATTATGATTCTGGTGATAGTTTCTTTAAAATAACAAATGGATTTAGAAAACTTCCTAATGTAAAAGCTGCAACAGTAACATTAACTTCACAAGAATCTGGCAGAGCGATTATAGTTAAAAATAAAACTGCAGATGCTACGTACACATTACCAGCCGCTGCAAATGGTTTAAATTATAAATTTATGATAGTAGAAAAAACTGGTTCATTTGATGTAGAGATTACATCTCCAAGTGCAACTAACTTTTTCTTTGGAGGAGTAACTCATTTAGATACTGATGCTGGAAGTGCTGCAGATGAGATAGTAACAGTAGTATCTGATAATGATAGTAATGACTTTTTAACACTTACGCTAGTAGAAGCTGGCAGTATGGTAGAAATGTATTGTGATGGAACTAATTGGTTTGTCACAGGACATGTAGCATCAGCAACAGCTCCTGCATTTGGTGACGCAAGTGGATTATAATAAGTAAACAAAAACAAACACAGGGAGGTCAGAAATGACTAAAGAAAATAAAAAAGAAGAAACTAAAGTTCTAACTAATGCTGAAAAAATAGCAGCATTAAAAGGACAACAGGAACAATTAAGAGAAGCGTTTCTTAAAGTTCAAGGAGCAATTGAATTGCTTGAATCTATGGAAGCAGAGGAAAAAGAAAAAGAGGGCAAATAATGATATGTCCACATTGTAATTCCAAAAAAATACATAGTAGAGGAACTAGAATAAGAAATAGTGGAATTAAGGTAAGAGAGTTCTCTTGTAAAGAATGTAACAAATGGTTTACTATTCATCTTAATCCTCCTCAAGTACCAGAAGATATAGAGCCAGGCCAGGTTCTACAATTATCGTATGACAAACCAATAAAAGTTCATTGTGCAACAGATGTGCATCATGGAGCAGTAGAACATCATTATGAAAAGTTTGATGACTTTATTGCTGAGGTAGATGCAGACCCTAATGCAAGATGGTTCTTAAATGGTGATAATATAGAACTTATACCGCCTAATTATAAAATAAGTCAAAGGGGTCAAGATATGGAACCTGATGACCAGCATATAACTTTTATGAAAAGAATAGAAAAGATTGCTGATAAGTTACTTTTTATAAGAGGTGGTAACCATGATATGATTCGTTCTATTAACTTACTTGGTGTAGATATTTCTAGAGTTATGGCAGATAGTCTTAAGGTACCATACTTTAGAATGCCAGGGTATGCCCAAATAAGCATAAATGGAGTTAATTGGAACTTAGTATCGGGTCATGGAAAAGGTGGTGGTAAAAACGGAGATTTAGAGCTTGATAAAATGGCTGCAATTTATACTGATGGAGATGTTTTTATATTAGGACACAATCATCAATTATATGCAAAGCCTGTTGATAGTCTAAAAGTAGAAAATGGAGAAGAGCGATTAAGACGTAGATGGTATTGTCGTGGTGGTTCTTTTCTTAAATATGCTGAATATGCAAGATACAGTTTCTATGGTGTTGCTCGTACTGGATGGGTAACTATGGAATTTTCTGAAGATGGCATTAAAGCATACGAAAACTAAAACAAATAACCTAGGAGATGAAGCGTATGGATTTCAAGGACATGGTAATAAATTACATTTTCAATGATGAAACAAAGAAAAAAGTAATTAAAAAATGGAATGATGATATTAATATTCCTTTCTTAAATGAGAAAACTGAACAAAAGATTTTTGAATCAATCTGGGAATCAGTTGAATCTGTTCTTAAAGCGGTATTAAAATAATCCCTGTGAGGACAAACGGTAGAGGTCTTATAGACCAGGGTTAGGGTGGGTAAAAATTTATTATGGCAAATAAAATAAAAGAGATAAAAAAGTTTTTTTCAGGCATTATATCTAGTTTTTCATCAAGTGATATAAAAGATGATAATGCATCCTTTTCTTTAAATGTAGACTCTTCTGAAAAAGATGGAGTTTTAAAGGGGTCAAAGAAAGAATCTGATTTAATTAATGCAATAGAAATAGATACTAATGTGTCTAAAGTTCTAGAGTCTGAACAAAATAGATATGATTTAGTTTATGCAGATGCTGAATCAGGAGATGTTAAAATTATTTCTGATTTATATGGTGGTAGAACTATTAAAACCCCTATTGGAGCTTCTGGAGTTGCTGGTACAGCTGAATCTATGGAAGTTAAAAATGACAAAGTTTATGTAGGGCATGGCAAAAGTGTGCCTCCAAAAATTTTATTCAGAACTAAAAAAACTCCATTTAAAGAAGAATCTGATACTTTGTCTGAATGGATATATGAAAAATCTTCACTTTATGACAAAAGAATATTAAATTCATCTTTTTCTGTAGATAGATTTATTAACTTTCCTGGAGCAGGAATAAAAAACGCAACTCATACTTCTTACACTTCTGCAATAGGTATAAGATATGACCATAAAGATTTGTATTATATAGACTATGATGGCTTATGGGATGTTGATAACGATGTATTTGATTTAGCTTCAGCTCAAACTAAAGTTCATTTAGGTAATGCTCAGGTTGGTAGGGATGCTTTAGCTGGAGCCGCTTGTGATATATGTCAAGCTGATGTAAAAGAATATGCTGATAGTGTTTCGCAAGTAGGAAATGATTTAGTAGCAACTAAAGATTTTAAAGTTTGGGTATTAACTATAAATCATTTACAATCTGAATCTACAACTGGCGTTCCTCAATTACAAAGATTTAAAATTAGACAAACTCCAGGAAGAGATAGAGGTGGAAGTTCGAATACAGAGGATAAGGGTAACCATACTAAATATTCTACACATATGTTTGAATTTAAAGATAACAACGGTCCTCCTGAAGGAGCTATACCTGGTTCTGTTTTAGAAACATCAAATTATTTATGGATACAATATTGGAAACCTAGCGGAGATAAATTTACTAGAAAAGAAAATTTCTTATATTGTGCTAGTTTAACTCACGATGTACCCTCAGAGAATAGTAATGCACCAATAGTTTTTACTAATAAAAGTTTAAATTACGATAGAATAGAAAAGAAATTAGCAAAAATACATTTTGGTAATAAATATTTAACTCACAGATATAATGAAAATTATTGGTACAATTCTGATAGGTCTTGGACTACTACTAAAAAAGGAAACTGGCTTAGAGGTAGCGAGGCATGGAATGCTAGAACTAAAGAAAAAGGAAATCATTATTATTCAGGAATATATTCTGTTGAAGGAGAGCCAGGATTTACTCCTGTTAGACATGGATTAATACAATCTCCATTAACAGATAAAGAAGACCCTAATATTAATACTGATGAATCAGAAGATTGGGTAGCAGTTATGACTACTTGTGATGAGCAGTATATAAATATATATTCTGCTTGGGAATATAGAGTTGCAGGTGGATGGAATTGGCATAGTTATTATAGATTAAGAGCTGCAGATGATAATGGGTATAGTGGTGGAAGTGCCAATGAAGGAGGTGCTGGAAATTGGATTATAGAAGCTCTTACAGTTATATTTAATGTAATTGATTTTTTACTTGAAATAGTTGGGGGTCTTTTTATATCTATAATTGATAGACTTGGAGTATGGCCAGGAGCAGGTGTGGAGCATTTTACTAGACTATTTTATGGTGCTGAAGATTTAAATTGGTATTATAATGGTAAATGTTTTGAAACTGGAATGATGTCAACTCAACTTATTAATATTTCTTCTAACCATGACCCTACTGCAAAATTAAATTATTCAGATGGAGCAAGAGTTAGAATAAGAGAATTATATGGGTTTAATAAAAATTTAGAAATAGTTTGTGTAAAACATTATCATGATAGATTAATGATTAGTTGCCACGACCCTTCAAAAGATGATAGATTTGTTAATACTTTATTCTTAATGTATAACACATCTGATAATGCTATTACAGAACAAGAAAAAATTCAAATAATGGTGTTAGACCCTGACGATGAAAATTTAGACCAAGAATGGCGAGACCATGCAGAAATTCCTGATGCATATCTTCAAGAAGGTTCTAGTGCTGATGAGGGAAATTCACATCCAAATAAAATTTTACAAATGTATGTTCCTGTAACAGATTTAAGTATGCATAATTATAGTGAATACCCAGAATTACTTGCAGGTATTGATGACCAAGTAGAAGCATTTTATCCTCATTTACATTCTTATTTTTTTAATATTACTAATGAAGTAGCAGTAGAGACGAGTCATTTATGGAATAAAAATCTTACAGGAGATGTTTTTTATACAGAAGATGCTGTTTTTGATATTTATAGGACAGGATTAAATGTATTTGATGGACAAAAAACTAGAATGAATGCAAGTACAGAGGCTAATGGAATAGGTTATTCTGGTCAAGAAACTGTTACAGGAAATCAAGCTTGGAAAACTGAAGGAGACCATATTTCTTTTATGTCTACAGCTGGTCCTTTTAATGTTTCTAAATTTAATTTTTTAATAGTTGAAGGTGAAAATGTAAATCCAAATAGTACAGTAAATAGTAACCAATTAAATCTTCCTGGAAATAACGGTAAAATATTTCCAGATGATGCTGTTGCTATATTATCTTTAAATCAATCACCAAATGGAAGTGACGATATAAATATAAAACAATATGCATTAGATTCAAAATCTATATCATTTAGTGTAAAAAGTCATCCTTATGATGGTCTTAATATGCCTGCTTTTATTTATAACGAAGACGATGGTAAAGAATTATATAGATATAAAATTAATTTAGTATATGATGGTTATCAAGATTCTCCATTATGTACTCATTATACACAAGTAAATATTACAGATGCTAATGTTAGGCATAATAATAAAGGAACTTGGGCTTCAAGTACAGCATATAAAAAATACGATTATGTTTTACGTAGTGGTGAATATTATACTTGCCTTGTAGACCATACCTCTACAGACGATACTAATGTAGATACTGGAAGGCCAGAAACATCTAATAGCAATGCATGGAACCAAGAAGATGCCAATGTAGCTTCTGCATTAAATATTACTATTAATTTACATAAACCAGAAATTATGTCTAGAAGAATTACCGATATAAGATTATGGAGGTCTAGATTAGAGTTAAACGAAAGTAATGTTACAGGTGATGATGTATATACTGTAGAACAAGCATATACCTTAGTAACAACTATTCCATTAGAGTCTAATTGGAATGTTTCAAATGAAGCTTCTACATTGTATAATTCATCTGAGTCAGATACTACTTTAGGAGAGGTTGCAACATTTACTTGTACAGATAATGGTACTGAAGATGTTTCTTTTGAAGCTTATACAGGAATGTCAGAAGAGGTTAAAGTTTACCAACCAAACTATACTTTATCAACACAAATACTTTCTTATTTATTTGTAGCTAATTGTCAACATCCGTCATTTGAAGATGCAACTAATTTAATATTTAGGTCACAGCCAGATAGATATAATACATTTGATTGGACAAGAGATTTTGTATCAATACCAAGCACTCCTAAAGCTATAACATCTTTTAATGGAAGAATTGTAGTTTGGGATTTTAATAATATGTATGTAATAAATCCTGGAAATCTTTATATAGAAGATACTTTTGAAGGAACTGGATGTTTAAGTAGTACTAGTTTTGAAAGAACTGAAAATGGAATATGTTTTGCTGATGATAACAATATATATATGTATGATGGTAAGCGAGTAAAAAATATTGGAATACCTGTTGCAAGTTCTCACAAACAAGGATTAAAAGTTTCTTGGAAAGATAGAGATAGGGAATATCATACTCATATTAAATTTGAAGCGGATAAAAGATGTTTTTGTATATTTTTTAGAATAAGTGGAGACATTGATTATAACTGGCTTTTAAGAGCTATAAAAGCACAGCATTATGAAGATTATCAAATTTTAGATAATCCACCTTTAAGATGGTACGATATACCTGGAGCAGAGAATAATGGAGACAATACGGTACCTAATAATCCAATTGCTCAAAATCCTAATTTATCACCTAGATATGTATGGCATTTAGGTATGTGGCAAAACCATTTTGAAAATGCTGAAATATATTCAAAGGCAGATTATAATTATGAATTTGGAAACAAAACTATAACATTACCTTTTGGTACAGGTTACGATTTACATAAAGGGCATTATATTGTTGATTTAATTTCATTTACAAAGGGAGAAAATATTGCTGGAATTTTAGATACCTATAATGAAGATGAGATACAAGGAAACGCTTTGTATGTTTTACAAAAAGATGATTATCCTAATTTTGCAAATATAATTACAGATGGTAAATTTGATATGGAACATTTACCTTCATATTATTTTTATGCTTATAATATAGATAAAAATAGATGGGATTTGCATCAAACTTCTAAATATAAGGGAGTATTTAATGGACCTAAAGGTGAACTTTATTCTTCAATGATAACAAGAGATGAAGCAGTTTTAGATGTTAATGCAATAACGGGAAATGTTCAAAAATTTTATACTTATGGAAATACCCCTTTTACTGGAACTCTTGGTTTACTTGAACATCTGGATAATACTTATGGACTTCAATTACATGCTAACCTTAATCCAAAAATAATTACAGAACTTATATTTAAAAAATTGGGTAGTGATGAAAATATGTATGGTGAAGTTCGTTGGGAAATGGGATTAAATGGAAATATAGTTTCTGCTTTTAGTGGTTATACTGAAGGCCAGTTTTATGTAGATATAGTATGTGCAGAACCTCATAAAATGCCTACAGACATATATGGAGCAGGGGTAGGAAAAACTATAGATTTATTAGGAAATTTCAATACTCCAGCATCCTTTACTGTAGGTGCTTTACCTGATGAAAATACAATTCGTATATGGTTTGGCTCCACTAACCCTCTTAATTATTATGACAATATATATGGAACTGGATATGGTCAAGGTACATGGAAAATTGATGACATTAAAGATACTACTAGACCTGTAGAAGGAGCTGATTTTACCAGTGGATATGAAGACGAATTTGGAGGTTATGTTAATGGTAAATATATAGAAGTAGTTTGCTCAGAACCACATAATCGTGTTGCAGGGCAGTCAGTTGTAATTAGAGAAGATAATACTCCAGGAACATTGCCATCTACTTGGTCTGCAGGGATTGGTATTAAATCTAATTTAAGTCCTTATCATGCAGGGAAAGAAGAAAAAGTAACTTATGTAGTAGATGAATATAGATTTCGTTTTAATGTTCGTTCATCTGACTCATACTTTGAATCAGACGCTTGGTTACACCAGCCAGATGCAGATAGTCTTTTACACCCAGACGATTTCGTGACCTCTTGGGGTGCGCCAACTAATGACCATGTATATATGGCGGGCGAATATCATAGATTATTTTACCATGGTCTTGCAAACAATACAACTTGGCCAACAGTTAGTCAATCTGATTTAAGTGTTAATTGGTTTCATCCTGATATTTTTGGTGGCATATCTGTAGGAGATTTAAATCAAGATGGTGGCATTAATATACTAG